ATGCTGGGCACAGAGGGCATGGTCGACGACAAGCGTGACCGGCGAACCTTCCTGCGAAAATCAAAGGAACAACTGCAACAACTGTTCAGCAACTACAGCGTGCTGTTCAATGTGGTTGACGCCCGCAACACTGTTCACATCCGCTGGATAAAGCACATGGGTTTTACCTTTGTCGCTGAGCACGCAGAATGGGGACCAGAAAAGCGGCTGTTCTACGAGTTCGTGAGGATCTAAGGCATGTGCGCGATTGCAGTCCCAATCATTCTTGGTGTTGCACAGGCTGGCCTGGGCATCATGCAAGCACAGGCTGCTGAGCAAGCAGCACGGGACCAGGTCGCCTTTAACAACATGGTGGCCGAGCAGCAGTTTGAGTACCAGCAGGTTCAAACTGCCGCAGCACGAACGACGGAAAACCAGCGCAAGATGATGCGCGACACAGAAATACAGCGCAACACCGAGCTTGCGCAAATCACACGCGCTAACCAAATTGCGCAAATCAATGTGCGGCAGCTGCAAGAAAGAGAAGCTGCATCGCAAAAGCAAACTGAAACTGCAAAGCGAGCGCTGCGTGCTGCTGGCACCATTAGGGCTCAAGGTCGCATCGGCGCAAACGTCGACTTGCTGTTAGCCGACGTCGCTCGACAACAAGCGGCGTTTGACTATTACACCGATCGCAACCTGGCGTTTGTCAACCTTGAGTTGCAAGAGCGCAAGAAAATTGCGCAAGGCGAATACGCCAACCGTGTTGCCAATCAGACGCCGTACTTGAAGCAGACGATTCTTGACCCGTTTGAAAAGCCAAAACAATCAATGCCAAGTTCCACGCCATACATGCTGCAGGCCTTTGGGTCTGTACTTGGTGGTGTGAGCACTGGCCTGTCTGCTTATTCGCAAATGAAAGGCGCTGGGTTGCTAGACAAACCTGGCAGCACTCCAATAACGGCATCCAGCAGTTCATTGGTAGGGGGATCTAGCGCTTATACGTCTGGCTTGCCAAACATTAACTACAACTTGTCTCAGCCATCTCCTATCAACTACTTCCCATGACTTCTTCAGTTCGCGGCCTGTTTGTTGGCGGCAAAAGCTCGGGCAACACTAATCGCCAAACCAGCCGACGTACTGCGCCGGTTGCTGAAGGGCAGGGATCTGCTGCACCTTTGCAAGAGGCCCAGATCCAAGCGCCAGTCTTGTCGCCACAGGCACAAATGCGTGTTGCGATTCTGCAAGCAGAAAAACAAGACCAGCTTAAAAACATCCAATTTCCTGCTTACGTCAGGCCACCAGAGCCAAGCGGCGACATGGACCGGCTCGCTAAGTCCCTGGGAATTGTTTCGACAGAACTTGGCCGCTTAACCACAGCAGGAATCGAATTTGAAAAAGGCAGAGAAGAACGCACAAGGCAACACGCCCAAGCCCTTGCGCAACAAGGGTATGGCTTTGGAGCTTTTGAAGATTTCAATGAGCTAACGCGCAACCTTGAGCGAATTATTGGAGACGACAAGACCGCAGGCCCACAGCGCGAACAGGCTCAGCAACTGCTTGACCAGCTCAAAGCGAGAGCAAACAGGCTGGCTCCTTACATCGACAGCCAAGCTCGCATTATGCGTGTGCGGCAAAATGCGCTGACTTTGTCTGCTGCTGCAGCAAGAAACCCTCTGGTTGGTCAAGACGAAGAAGGACGAGACGTCTACTTGTCTGACCTGCCTGCAGACGACCAGCGCTATTCCGCTTGGTACAACGGCCACATCTATGGCGACGTAATGCTGTCGCCAAGCGAAATGCGAGAGGTGTCGCCCACTGTCCAGCAGGCAATTGTCAACGACATGTCGCGGCAAAACGCTCGCAAAGTTAAGCAAGACGAGCAGCGCTATACGGCAGACACGATTGCGCGCATGACCGAACTAGGCAGAGAGCATTTTGCCGAAGGCAACGAGGCAAGCGTTGAAGAAAAACGCAAGGCAGTGCAGAAGATAATGGACAACCCTCGGCTAATGGGTGTATCGCTCGAAGCGCAACAAACCATTAGGCAACAGGCTTTTGCGGCTTATGTAAATGGGGCGACTGAGTACAGCGGCAAGGATGGCGCAGCTGCTAGCGGGGCAGTTGAAGTGTGGGTGCAAGTAGGCCCCGACGGTTTAACAGGCGTGTTTGTTGGCCCTGAAAAGGACAGGTATAAAGACGGAAAAGTAAATCCCGCTTTGCTGTGGGTATATCAGCAAGAGCCTGGCTTTGCAGAAAAGGCAGAAAGCGACGCGATAAGGAACCAAGTTAATGAAACCAGGAACGCAAGGAGTTTTGCGCAGCAACAAATGGAGGCTGAATTTTTGCCGCAGTTTGAAGAAATTGAAGATGTGTTGGCGCAAGGCACGCCAGAGTCTGCAGCGCGCGCTAAAAAAATGATGGACGAATTGCTTAAAAAAGTAGACGATTACCAGCTAGATGGCATGGATGAAGCTGTTGTTTTGTACGCAAAAGGAAAAGTAAAGGCTGACTTAAATAAATCGTTTGACAACGAACGCAATGCAACGCGAGGCAACGAAGAAGATGCTTTGGTATTTGAACTGCAAAAGGATATTATTTATCAAACAAAATCAAGCAGAGATATGATTGCAATTATTAATGCACACGTTGATGAAGGCAGGCTTAGCAAAAAGAAAGCGATTCAGCTTCTCAAGCAAGTGCAAAGCAAGCCAGATCCTGCAACGACGACCGCAAGAGGCACTTTTAAGAACATGATAAACCCGTTTGAAATAAAATATCGCGACAAACTAACAACCAGAACAAGCGGGCAAGGCCTTTTGCCAGGAGACAAGGCAATCGTTCAAGCTGACTTTGAAGCGGCGCAAAAACAATATCAAGACTTAGAGCGAAGGTATATGATCGGCGACATAGACGGCCCAACGCTTCAAGCGGAAGCTGCAAAAATTCAATTGTCACAAAGAACCCAAGATTTGCTGAACCTGGGAACTATTCCGCCATTGACTCATTCACCTGCACAAATCCCTGAGTTTCGTTCTGCCGCTCAATCCCAGCCAGACCCTGGGGCAGTCAGTTCAAAACTTGAGCAAATGAACCGCAACGTGCAAAGCAGAGACGCGTTTGGCGCAATGTATAAGCCCAGCGAAATAATGCTGCAACCGCGCGCACTTGCGAAATTGTTTTCTGCCTGGAAGGGGCAAACCAATAGTTATGGCTGGAAAGATTTGAAGCAGCTGCTGGAGCACAACGACATTGACCCGCTTGATTTTTTCTTAGATCAAACCAATGTCTTAATGCAGAGAGGCATGGACTTAGGCCTCACCAGCACTAATCAAGAGCTGCAGTTTTTGCAGACAATGAAAGAGGCCATTGAAAGAGAAAGGCAACAGCGGCCAGTCTCTTATCAAGTGCCAACGCAAGGCAGCCAGGTAGCGTGGCAGCAACGACAGCAGCAGCTAAATCAAAGCTTGCTTGCCTTGACAGCACCGCCTCAAACTTTTCAAAGCGGGTTGTCTGGCTTCCTAAATAGTCTTATAGCGGGGCCAGCTAACGCAACAGTATTGCCAGTGGAAGTACCAGCTCCGCCGCCGATTGTGCGACCGGCTGCACAGCAGCAATGGAAAATTCGACAGCTGGTGACAGGCAACCCTGCAGCCCCTGGCTATCCCGGAGCACGCATTTACGAAAACGGGTTAGCGGCTGTCGTTCATGATCCCGACGGGCATGGGCGGGAGAACTACCACGAGCACATTGAGTTCTCCTCAGTTGCGGAACGCAAGCGGTTTGAAAAGCTACTGGCAACAACTATTGATCCGTTTACAGACAGGCCCTACAAGATCACCAGCGTGATTCGGCCAGGCGACAAAGGCGCGCATGGAGTTGGCAGGGCAATCGACGTCGCGCCACCTACGACGCTGCCTACTGACAAGGAGCAGGAGTGGTCTGAAACTTTCTACCGTTTGACCGGCATTGACCCAACGCTGATTAGGTAGCCGCATTTACGCAGCCATACCAGTCGGCAATAATGAACCGACTGGTAGTGGCACGATGTTTCTGACAGAAGAGGAACGCAAAGAATTTGACGCCCTTTTCGGAGACGGGCCGGCACAGCCCGAACAGCAGCAAGAGCCTGAGCCAGCACCCGCACCTGCACCTCCGTCGTTTTCTGGTGCTGAAGCTGGTGCTCCTAGCACTGAAAGCCAGATCCCTATGTACGGGGGCGCTGGATCGTTTAGCGGTTACCAGCCAGAAGAAGGCAGTGCTGCTGACCTTATTCCTCGCTTTCTAGCGCGCACTGCACAGCGGACTGGGCAAGATCTTTACAACATCTTGTATGACGCTGCATCGCAGTTCGTAAGCCCAGGCATAGATGTCGAGCGCAGGGTCTATGGGCCAGACGGTTATCCAACAGAAGAGGTGTACCGCACACGCATCAGAGAGGGCTCTGAAACGTTTGTTACAGGCAAGGACGGCGTTCGTAGGCTTGAATATTCACAACCTGCTTTGTTTGGAGGAAAATTTAATCCCTTAAGAAGTCGCACTTATTACGAACTGCAAGAAGACGGCACGCACGTTAAGCGCACAACAAATGCGCCATTGCCTTTTATTGGAGAAGTACCAACTATATCTACAGGCAATGAACTTTTAGATACAGCGGCTGATGTTACTAACGACATTGTGGAGTTTATTGGTTTGGCTGTGTTGATGAGACGCGCCGCAGCTAACCCTTCAACTCTCGCTGCTGCTGCACCAGGCCAAGCTTTAACAAGGCAAAAAGTTGCTGCAGTATTTCGGAAAGAAATGGTAGAGCTTGCCAATGTTGGCATGGCTCACTCGATATTTGATGCAGCGGGCAACAAAGACGCTGGCACTTTAATGGGCATGGGCGTTAATTATTTAACAGACAGGGAATTTATTAAAAACAATGTGAACCCTGAGTTGTTACAGGCATTTAGGGACGTTTCAAACATTGATCCTGCAGATCCGCTTGCCACAAGAATTTCAAAAGGTATTGCAAACGAGGGTTTAATTGCTATCCCGCTTGGTGGCCTTGTTGGCGTTGGCTCAATGTTTGCCAACACAGCGCGGCGTGACGCTGTTGAATTTGCTGCTCCATACGCACAACCTCTTATTTCTAGAACTCAAGACTTGCTTGCTGAAGCCCTTAAATACGAGCGCGCTGAACGCATTGTTGAGCATGTCGCCAAGGGCTCTGCTAGTGCTGCTGCCGAAGAAGTTGCAGAACAAGCGTCAGTCAAAGTTATTGACGTAAAAACACGACAGCAACTTGGCGTCGAAGCCAAGCTAGAAGAAGCTCGCAGAATCAAAGCGTTACAGGACGAGCAAGGATTTGAGCCGCCTGAGGTGGCAACACAAATAACACTTGAAGAAGCAACAGCGTTGCGCGACGAGCAGTTGCAAAGAGTGCAAGAGGCTGCGCAGCGGTCAGAAACAGAAGTTGCAAAGATTTCAGTTACGCAACAGCCAGGCGTATCAGACCTTGAAACAGCAAGGCCAGAGCTGCGGGCCCCGATTTACGACCAGACCGCAACCCTGCCACTAGATGACATCGACTCTGCGCCGACTTACCTGCAATACAAACTTGCAGGGCAGGTCGGTCGCAGTGGCGCAACTGGCTCTCTTGCTGACGCCACCCGATACAACCCAAACCTTGCTGGCACGATGCTGGTTTGGAAAGACACGTTCGGTGAAATCGATCCGTCAAGGCGCGGGCAGGTCTACACAGTTGACGGACACAATCGCCTAGAGCTGGCAAAACGCCTGAATTACCAAGGCGGTATCAACGTGCAGTTCATCGACGCACTTGATGTGTCGGAAGCACGCACCATTGGCGCGATGAGCAACATCGCAAACGGCAAGGGCACGCCGGTTGATGCAGCCAAGGTGTTGCGCGACACCGGCATGAGTGTCGAAGAAATGCGCAACATCGGCGTCGCACCTTCAGGGCCGGTTGCTCGCCTTGCTATTGGCCTGCGTGATTTGCCTCAAGACCTGTTTGACAAGGTTGTTGCAGGCGACATCACTGAAGAGATTGGCTCGGCTATTGGCGCTGGCGGCTTGCCAGAGCAAGTGCAGCGCGACGTATTTGCTGCTGCGCGCAAAAAGAAGTGGGGCGTAGAGCGCGTCAGAGAAGCGGTGGCAATGGGTGGCGAGGCAACTGTCACCACTGAAATTGACACTGGCGTCTTGCCTGGCCTGGGCCTAGAAGAGCTGACGTCAAGCAACTTCCAATCGTTGATGGATGTGCGCATCCATGCGCGCAGCCAGTTAAAAGCAGAAATTCGTGCGCTTGGCGCCGTCACGGACAGCGGCAAAGCACAGTCTCTCGTTTCTGCTGGCAACGTTTTAGACGTTGAGCAAAGCAAGAGCGCACGCGAAGCCGCTATCTACGGCGAACGCATTTTTAATCAGATGGCTGGCATGACCGGCCCATTGAACGAGTTGCTGCAAGAGCTGGCAGGCCAGGTCACTGCCAAAAAAAGAGCCGCAACAATCGTCCGGGAAAACCGCGAACGTATTCGCGAAGTGCTCGAAAGCTATGTCAACAAGAATCTGATCCCTGCTCAGGCCGCGGCCAAAACACAAAGGTTGCAAGCGCAGCAACGTCAAGTTGACGAGCAGGCTGCAGAAGCAGCGCTGCCCCCTGAGTTTGACACTGATGCAGTCATTGCAACACGCAGGCAGGCAACTGAAACAGAAGCTCGCCGGTACGCAGAAGACATTGTCAGAAAAGGACTTGGCCTGCTGTCAGAAGAGCAAAAGGCTGAAGCAGTTGAGCGCATAGTCCGAGAGCAGCTGCAGCATGGAGCCATTGTTTCCAACCCCAGCCCTATTGGCGGCAAGACTATTCCGCAGGTTCCTACTGCGCCCACGCCAGAGCCAGTAGTCGAAGAAGTTATTTCTTACGCACCGCCGCAGCTGCCAAAAGAACTGCAAGGTGCTGCGCCTCGCGCAGGTCAAACGGTTATCAAATTTGCGTCAGACGTTGATAAAGCGATCTACATCGCAACAAGCAAAAAAGCGTCTAAGCGCCGCACTGCATACAGCAACTGGCTTGACAGCCTTGGCATTGATCCAGAGCTTGTCAAAGGCAACGGCATCCTGATTCGCGAACGTCTTAAGGCAGCACGGTTGTTTAACAACCCGCAAGCGCCGAAGGAATTTGTCTTTGACGACCTGGGCGTGTGGCGCGAAGGCGGTCAGCTTTCCGGTGAACTGAGCATCAACACGCCTGAGTTTGGTCGACTTGGCGAAATGCTGAGCGTCGACGAGCTGCGGCTGTTGCAGGCCGATCGCGCTGATCTGCTTGCCGACGTCTCTCGCATGGCAGGCGATTTCAACATTAAATTCAGAGACCAAATGTCTGTGAGCATGAACGCGACACAGGCAAAGGCCTACGGCGTCCGCCGTGGCTTCCGCACCGACGTAGCTGGTGTTTACAACTCAGCAGCAGACCCGGCAAACGACTTGTTGCTGCTGGCTGAAATGAGTGGCGGCCGGATCATGGATTTCTACAAGCGCCGGCAAATTGCTTTCCACGAAGCATTTCACAGAATTGAAAAGCGACTCTTTACTAAAAAAGAGCTTGAGCTTTTGGCTGACGCAATGCCAGAGCTGCGCAGCTTTGCCTTGCGGCACGCAGATGAGCTGTTTATTTCACACCTAAAAGGCCAGCTTCGCCAAGGCAAGTTGGCTGACAGCGAAGTGCGGGCCATGGTGTTCCAGGGCATGGCGGACGAAGGCACTGGCTACATGAAGGAAATCATTACTAAAAAGCCAACATGGGCAGAACCTCTTAAGAAATTGCTCGATGTTGCAACGCGTGTGAGCAACTGGCTGCAGGGCCGCGGCTACAAGACGTGGAACGACGTTTATGAAGAGGCGGCAGCAGGCGGCATGGCAAGCCGGACGCCACGAGAGGCCAGCCTTGACGTGCCTGGTGCGCTGTCTGCCCAGTTTGCTGTGCCTGACATTGACCCAGAAGACGCCGCTAAACAGTTTTCTGCAGCGCGGCGTCGGGCTGATGAGGCTATTGAAAGCGGCGAGATGACCATAGAAGAGGCCTTGGTTAATGACATCCGTCGCGGGATTAGCCGATCAGGCAAGACTCAATACATCGAAAGCACGCAAGAGCGCTTGGCCTCTGGCTTCTACGCATTGCGCGACAAGGTAAGCGAAAACACAAGAGACCAGTTCACTGGCATTCAGTCCTATATCGACGCCGAAGTCACGCAAACTGCTTTGCAAAAGCTGCGTAATGGCGGCCACGACGAAGTTGTTGCAGGCCTAGAAAGCATGCTGAAGGCTGGCGGCGTTGAGGCTGGCGAGCACGTCGTCAACCTGCGTGCGCTGCAGATGTACCGCGACGCGACGCAAACAGCTGCGCGCCAGTACAGCATTGAATACGAAAACGCTATCGGCAACCCAGACACAGAAGGGCCGTTGCGTGAAGCGTTGGTGATGGCTGTAAGCGACATGACTCGCCTCGATCGCCACTACGCCCGTGTCACAAGAACAGCAGGACAACTGCTGCGAGAAGGTCAGATGACTACGTCTGACGAAGCGCTGCAAATGGCGCTGCCAACAAACCAGCCGCTACGCCTCAACGCTGACGAAGAAGTCGTCAACAAGGTGCTGGCAGAAGGTTTTAGCGAAGAAGCTATGACCGATGGCTTGATGGGCAAAGGCATCTACATGACCACTGACCCGACAACTTCGTTTGATTGGGGCAACAGCCAAATTAAGGCCAACCTTGCTGGCGACATCAGCATCCTGGACCTTGCTGCAATGAACAAGCGCATTGGCGATGTGCTTGCAGAGCTTGACCTGGGCAGGGTCAAGAAAAAAGGCAAGGGGTACGCGCTAACAGACGAGCAAATCAAAGGCCTGCAGGACTACGCAACTGCACGCGGCTTTGACGGCATTCGCTATACGTCTGACTACAGCGCAGATGTCACCCCAGCCGACGAAGTGGTGATCTTTGACCCGGCGGTGGCTAACAGAGTTGTTGAGTCAAGTGCTGCAGTTGACCCAAACCTTGAAAGCACAACCAGCATCATTAGAGAGTCAGTCGACACAAGACCGCTTGAAAACGAAACGCCATTGAGCGAGCTGATGGACGAAGAAACGCTTGCCAAAATTCGTGACGGGGTTAATGACGAAGAAACCAGAAAGCTTGGCCGAGCATTGATTGGCATCAGCAGAGCAGAGCCCAGCGCGCGAGCAGATTTTGCACGGTCAATTTCAACAGGACGCCGTCAGCACATGACTGGCGACATGTTCTTCAGTGCTTACAGGTCGGCGCTTCTTATGAGCGGCGAGACCTACATGAAGATGGGATTTGGCACAGCAGCCCGCACGCTGTCAGAGCCTCTTATGCAAGCTGCCGGCGACATGGCACAAGCCACTGTGCTCGAAATTGTTGGCAAGCCAATGCAGCTTCTCGACATGAATGTTCCGCCCTTGCAATACAAAGGGTTCGGCGTTGATGGATTTAATCCAGCAAAAACAGGTGCACGCCTTGAGCGCCAAGCCTATTTGTCTTTGCGCCGCTCGTACTTGTCCATGTTCAAGTACAAGGAGTATTTCACTGGCGTGCCTAAGGCGTTCAAGATGGCAATGCTTGCCTTCAAAGAAAACCAAGCGTTTGGACGGGCTGGGCGCGGTGCAGCAAACGACTACGAAGACACGTTCCAAAAAGCAATGAGCCTTCGCGACATGGGCGGCGGCAGTCGCATTGAGCAGGAGGTTGACTTTAGTGATCCAAACGGAAACAACTGGGTTTCTAATTTGACCCACTACCTGGCTCAAGCAGCTACATACGTGCCACGCCAAGGCGGTCGTGCAACAAGCATGATTGACACCTTCTTTAACTATGTAGTTGGCCCTGGTCAAAACTTTGCTGACAACCTCGACACAAGCTTGGTATTTGCCGAAACGCAAATGGGCTTGCGCGGCAAGGCCGCTTGGGAATGGGCAAGCAACGACGCAGTCGAAAAAACAAAGAAACAGTTTGTCGACGTGCAACTTGAAAACGGCGCAGTCATCAAGGACGGGGTTATTACCGGGCAAGCAGCAGACGAAATTCTGAACTTTGTTCAGTTCTCAGACAAGTTGCGGCTGGAAAGAGCAGACATCATGAGCAGGACTTATGACCGCGGCGTAAAAGTTGCGCGGGCAGAAGGCTTGACTGATCCGCTGGAAGTGCACCAGCGAGCAATGGATCACATGAATTCAGGCAACAAAATTGCCATTGACGCAGTGCGCACTTTGAACATCCCATCGCGTGCCGTTGACGCTGTGCACCGCAACGTTATTGGACGCTGGGGGCTGCCAATTATGACTGGCCCGCTGAACATTCTTAAATCAGGCGCTCGCGGCCTGGGCTACGGCGTGTTTGTAGACACTTGGTGGAAGGACTTGCTTAGCGAGGTGCCTGCAACCAGATCGCGAGCAATTGGCGAGATGGCGGCGGGATGGGGCATCTATACGTTTGTAAACACGTTGGCCGACGAAGGCACGATGGAAGTAACGGGCTCTAACCCGTTGAACTACAAGCGCAGCCAGTTCAATGAAATTGTTCGCACGCCTGGCTTCTCGGTCCGATTCTCGCTTGGCGAGCACGGGTACACCGATTGGATCAACGTGCAGGCCATAGACAGCCTGGCGTTGGCAGTACAGCTTGTTGGCCGCACGCGACAGGATTGCTACTTGCTCACCAAAGACCAGTTTGAAGAGCAGGGCTGCGGCACTGTCTTGACCTTGGGCCAGCTGGCACGAGTCCTGGGGCCAGAAGCATTTACACGAGACGTGTTTGGCGGCATTGACGAGATTGTCACGACAATCCAGAGATCGCTGCCGCAAGAAGGAGAAGACAACTACAAATTCAGGCAGCGCATGACTGAAACGCTTAGCAGTTTCTTTGCGCGCAAGGTGGGCAGTGGCGTGCCCGCAGGTATCCGCAACATCAAAAACAACGCTACGGAAGGCTTGCGTCAAAGGCCTGACATTTCAGGCGAGACCAGCAAAGGCATGGAGGCCATCTTGGACGCGTTCGACCGCATGCGTGCACAGGTCGAGGTGCAGCTCCCAGGTAGTGACGCACCAGCCGTTCTTGATCCGATCACTGGCTTCCCGGTCATGAAGGCGCAAACGCCTGACTTTGACTTCTTTGACCTGTTTGAAGGCAACCCATGGCTGCAAGCAACTATTGAACAGCTGTCACCTGGCGCAGCGTTCCGTACGGTGCCCGGCAATGACGACATGCCTGTCCACAAGGAGCTGTACGAGCTGCAAAAGCACACGCCTAAGCCGATCGTTTTCTACACACGGTCAAACATGGGCGTACAGGTCGACGGCAAAGTTCTGAACCTCAACAACTTCCAGGCGCGAGGCTTGCGGTTGGTCTACCAAGACGTGCATGACGTCACTCTGATTGGCGCAAGCATCAAGATTGACGGCATGACCCTTGAGCAAAAGCTGCACAACATGATGTTTGGCCCTGGCAGCGCCGAATACAGGTCATACACCGCACGACGGTATGGGCCCGAAGGCGAGGTCAAGGAAAGCCCGCGGGTAGGCATGGTTAACGCAGTGTTTAAGCAGTACCGAGAGGCTGCTGTAAGGGAGTGGCTTTACACGACTGAGCGTGGCCAACTCTTTCTGGACGCGCACAGAGAGCGGCTGCAAGACGAAGCAGAGCAAAACTACTTGAGTGAACTCAAGGAGCAAAACGATCGAGAAGTTGCTGCTGCAAGCCGGGCTGTTATCGAAAGAGACCTTGCCGACGCTGGCGCAGCACAGCCCGGCAGTGGGCGTCTAACCCAAGAGGTTGGTAACTTTATTCAAGCAGTCGGAACCTAGCAATGCCGTTCGCAAAGGACTCCTACACCGGCAACGGCTCCACTAAGGAGTTCAACATCTCCTTTGCGTACATCTTGGAGAGTCACATCGAAGTGGCTCTCAACGAGGTTGCGACAACTGCTTTTACGGTTGACACGTCTACTAACCCCAAAAAGGTGGTTATGGACACGCTGGCGTCAGCAACTGCAACGCAAGAGGCAACAGGTGCGCCGAAGACTGGCGTAAACGTGGTGGTGCAAAGGCGATCAAGCCTTAACGCTGCGCTTGTCGACTACACCGACGGGTCGACGCTCATTGCTGACGACCTTGATACGTCGAACAAGCAATTTTTGTTTTTGCTCCAAGAGCGAGACGACGAAGCGCAGGACAACATGCAGTCCACGCTGACTGGCCAAGACGCGCAAAATAAAAAAATTATCAACGTTAATGATCCAGTTAACGCGCAAGACGCAGCAACCAAGAACTACGTCGACACAACAAGGCAGCCTGTAGATGCTGAGCTGACAGAACTGGCGACTATGTCGTCAGGCACTGCAAGTGCTCTGGCTGATTTAACAGGCACAGAAGTCCAAATCCTTGACGGGGCAACCGTTTCCACGAACGAGCTAAACAAGCTTGACGGCGCCACGCTTAGCACAACAGAGTTAAACAAGCTGGATGGCGTTACAGCGTCAACTGCTGAAATTAACAAGCTGGCTGGACTTACGGCTACGACAACAGAGTTGAACTTTGTTGACGGCGTTACTTCTTCAATTCAAAGCCAAATTGACGGCAAACAACCGCTTGACACAGAGCTAACAGAGTTAGCCACAATGTCTTTGGCTACAGCATCTGCCCTTGCCGATCTAATTCAGTCAGAAGTGCAGGTGCTTGATGGCGCCACGCTTAGCACTGTTGAGCTAAACAAGCTTGACGGCGCAACATGTAGCACTGCCGAACTCAACAAGCTTACTGGACTTGCCGCCACGACGGCAGACCTGAACCAGCTGACTAGCAAGACGGTCAGCAGCACGCTGACACCTACCGGCACCAACGACATTCCAACCAGCTCAGCGGTCAACACGTTTGTGGCTGGTTTGCTTAACGCCCTGGGCGGCTTTGTCGCCATTCCAAACGAAACCAGCTTCCCAACAACCAACCCTGACCCCAGCGACAACGCTGGCACGGTGGTGTCGATTGCTGATGCAGGTGGTGTTGTAG